TTCCACCAAATTCTCATACCCTTGCCTATCTGTTACAAGAGAATCCGTATCGCAATAGTAAACGTTCCCGGCAACCTTCATCAATTCCCAAAGATACATTCGTGCATATCCTGTAACGGTGGACGCGATTATTGGACAAGCGTTTTTTGAAGGTTTTTTCTCAATCGGTGGTTTCATAAGATATAAATTATCGCCTAATAATAAATATTGTTCAATCGGCATTGTTCCCATTTTATTCATTATACGGATATTATTATCTCTCATAATCTTGACGGTGGTTCTTGAATAACTATCGTCCGGGACAATCTCAATTGAACCGTTGGATAATTGTCCGAATTTACCATAAAGGGAATTAAGGAACAATTTTGACATTTCGGTTTTACCTTCATTCCCGGTTCTCGTTCCGTCAAGTTTTTCGTTGTAGAAGAAATCTATGTAATCTTTGAATATATAATCGGTTTCATAAACGACCATTTTATTGACATTAAGAATACGACCGGATTCTTTATTTTCCAATATGTATAATAATTCGGGATTGGTCAACGTTGCGTTGAATCTCCCGGTGGGAAAAATCAATTTATCCCTTGTTACACCGATACACGCTTTATGGATTTCTAAATCGACATTAGCAAGGACGTGATACCCTTTCAACATGGATTCGATTATGTCTTCCGTTGTTGCGTCAACAGGACAACGTGAAACAGGTTTGACCGGGAATTTATTATTATACATCACAAAGGGATACATTGAATTTACATCGACTTTGTAAACGTCTTTCAATTCACCGATTCTAAAAGATTCCGTCCTACCACCCCGGTAGGATTCCATTTCCATCTCTAAAATTTCTTCATTATTATGGATTAATATTGTTTCCGGTTTTAAAAAATTAGTTTGAAACGCTGACATTGATTGCCCGGCAATTGTGAATTTCACGCCACCAAGATTGTTTGTTTTTATGTAGTCAATATATTTTTTGATTATTTCTGATAAAACCTTTGTGTCCTGTTTACNATNTCATTAATTCTGAATCTGAAACGTTTTCAAATTCGGGAGTGTCCATTTTGTTAACCCCGAAAACTTTTCCCAATTCCTGTAACGATTTTGGNAACCAATTCATCGTATCCGCGAATGTCAATGAAAATACTGAATCGTTTTCCATATCAAGTTTTGAACGGACGATGAACGGACGACCTATAACGAACCATTTGATTTCGTGATTACGTTTTGAGAAATATGTATCCATTTTCAAAATGGGATAATCATAAGCGGAATTATGAGCAAAAATCAATAAATGTCTTTTTGGTTCTGTTAACGCGTCCAACAGATTCCACCATTCATCAATTGACCATAATTCGTAAACGGTTTCTTTTATCTTATCGTCTTTATAATGTAAATGGACAGCCGTTCCTAAACGGAATCTATGGATTTGTGAACCATCGTCATTATGGATAATATGCGATTCTACATCTACCGCTAATATATGTTCGGGATAACGACTTGAATTTGACGTTTGCAAATAATGGTTCGTTCGATTGCTCATTTTATACGTTCTCCGGTCAAATTATCGTAGGTTGCCACAATTGAAACACTACCAACACTACCTACCGCACCTTTTGAAGTATATGCTGATTCAACCGATTCCGCGATTGATTCATAATATGCCGTCAACGAATCATCGTCCAACCATTTTTGAGTGTCGTCTGTTGAGAAAAAAATATCCCCATCACCTTGTTTTTCAATACCGTCAAAATCGTTCTCCACCTTAAAAACGTGCTGATAACGATAACTCACCATAGCCTTCAATGGACGACCTTGTTTATTAAGGTAATTGCTAATTGTATTTTTGTTTTGTGATTTATAACTTTGATTTCTTTTTATCGTATTCCATCATTATCTTACCCACCATCGCAATACCAAGGATTATAATTCCGAAAATCACCAAAATCGGAGAAAAAACCAATATCGCGAACGGTGAAAAATTATCATTGGATTGTATCAAATAGACAACAAACGCCACCGGATATAACACCGATATTACGGTGAAAATCATACTCAAAGTCAAAGTATCAAATATTTCAATCATTTTTCTTCACTTCCTGTTCTTTTAATATATCAATCGGTGAAATTATTTTGTATCCGTTTCTTTCCAATATCCTTTTTGAAGAATATATTTCCAAACTATTTTGTGCTTTTATTTCGTGATATTTCGCAATCAAAAACATTTGAAATGGGTATCTTATCCAACACCAAATATAATCCCGGTATCGTTCAAATCCATAGATTTTATGGACGTTGGTTTCTATCGGCATTGTTATTCATTCCTTTTTGGTTTTGACCTTAAGGATTGCCCATGAATATGCCATACCGAAAACCACGCCACCCATAAACATATAGAATGTAAAATCGAACCAACCGAAATTTTGATTCATGGACGGTATCGCAAGGAAAAACCCAAAAATCAATATTGTCAATATTCCCAAAAATCTCATTGATTCATCGTGATTTGAATCCCTTATGTATCCGATTATTTTCTTCATTTCTTAACCCCTTCATATCTATCCATCAGACGAACCAAAACTGAATAATATGGTTCGTTTTTTATCGACTTGAATGTATCAAGACGCTCTTTTATCTCATTTGGCAACCAGATTGTTTGTTTAGGTTTATTTTCTTCCATAAAATAAAATATGCTATAATTGTTTATAAAACTAATCCGACTAACTCCCGTTCAGCAAACGATTGGTTATCATTCGATTGTATATCATATCAGCATATTTATGTGGTAATTTTTCCCTTAAACAAAAATCCTTGATTATAGGTTTGGTTATCTTGAAATCCGGTGGGAATGTTTGTTCGATTTTATCGACAATCTCATCAATCCGGTTATTCAGAATCTCCGGGTTTGTTGCAATGTCTGAAATCATNTTTTCATCAATTGGATTTACCATTTGCATTGTNTCNTAAATTTTGTAAATCTCTTTTGCTTTATCCATTGATAAAGATAAATTAACCTTTCTATCTGATTTTCTTCCCCGCGTCATTGAATAACGATAAACATCGTCCTTCAATCCTTCCGCATGGATTATGTAATCAGCATGATTTCTGAATCTTATGTCAACCGATGAAATGTCTTGAACCGTCAAGATGAAATCCAACCCACGTTTCCTTGATTGATATAGGATATAAGAAAGGTAAATGGATATATTTGACATTGACTTTCGCGATTCCAACCATGTATACGCTTCATCAATCAATATCAACGATGGTTCATTGATTTCCGGTAGAATCTCCGGAGATAATGTGCGAAAATTCGGTATATCAATTTGATAATTGGCATAAACAGGTTTATCGACTATGGTTGCGAAATAAGTCATTAAAAGAGTTTTACCTTTCCCAATCCACCCATCAATCAGAGATACGGACATCGATTATTCCCGTCCCATTGCCTTTTCTGATAACGATACATCAGCCGAAATAGAAGTGTCCGACAACGCTAATATTATCTCTTTCCGTGATTGACGGTTGTATGAAATCATATACCGTTTGTATGAATTGAGATAAGTGTTGATTAATTGTGATGATTTTTCATATCCGGCAATCGCCAAACGTTTTGACAACATATCCAATTGTGCCATTGCCACCGGACTATGAATTTCGGTGATTAAATCTATATCTTTGGGATTTGCGGAGATAAGAGATTTTAAAATCTGTTCCCCGGTGGTATCAGCGTCAGCCCTAAAACCTTCCATTTCGTCCATTTTCACAAACCCCCGAAATATAGAAACATCGCGGTTGCCGAACCGAACGCACCAAGTAACGCGAAAACGAGATAAATAATCCAATCTTCCTGTTTGACGGTCTTATGCATAGAGATTGACAATTGCCTTGCAATGTTACGCGTTAATATATCGTCCAAAAGCCCGGTATCCATTAAAGGCATCGCTTTTCCGATTCTTCTTTGACCGTTATTGTAATCAACGAAATAGAAAAATTTGTTTCTCAAACGATAGGTTGGTTTTGACATATCAATCACATGGGATTTCCCGGCATGAGAAACTTTGTCGTCTGTTGGATACATTCGTTTTTTGGCAATAACGGTTGGATTGTCCCCGATGAACTCAATCCAGATTGCAAAATATTTGTCCGGGATAAGTTTTCCTAACATATTATAATCATTTACAACTAAATATATAAGGATACTTGGACTTGACCTTAATTTTTCCAAGATTTA